CAATGACAAAAAACAAAAAAAAGTTGCTGAACTAATTGAAGTCAAACCTAATAATCAAGCTAAATTTGAATCTGTAGGCAAAAATGCACAGAATAGAGCGGCGCTTGTAGTTAATCGAGCAAAATGGGAAGCTGCCAACAAATGGGCCAAAAACAAAGGCATTCGATTTAGAGTGCTGACAGAGAGTGATATCTTTAAATAATATTATGCCTAAAGATGATGTTGAAGTAAATGTGCGTGAACTGTATGAAGCCATGATAAAAGCAGTAAAATTAAGAGGTTATGATCGTTTGGTAAGAAAACAAAAACATGTGGCCAAACGCAAAGGTAAAATAGATCACAGAACAGGACGTCCAGGCAAGTCAAAATGACTAAAAAACTTGAAGAAATATTTGATTTAGAAACTACAGATGACCAAACATCAATGACTGACAAATTAGATAAAGAACAAGAACATAAGGACGATAATGAAGCCAATGACCTTATAAAAACCAAATTCGACTTAGACAAAATCGATGCCGCACTGCCACAAGTAGATGGCCTTGCTGAAGACTCTGAAATTGATCAATACGCACAAGAGGCCTTTCAAGCATACAAAGACCTGATGGATCTTGGCATGAATATAGAACCAAGATTAGCAGGCAGGATTATGGAAGTAGCATCATCGATGATGTCAAATGCAATCAATGCCAAAAATGTAAAAGTTGATAAAAAACTTAAAATGATTGAATTACAGTTAAAAAAGATGAAATTAGACCAAAATGCTCCTGAAGAAGAGGCTGTAACAGGCACAGGCACAGTGATTGCTGATCGAAATGAACTTATAAAACAAATACTTGCAAACGCAAATAAGGATAAATAACACGCATGAAAACTTTCAAAGAATATCTTACAGAAGCACAAAAAACATACATGGTGCGAATCAAAGTAGCTGGTGAATTACCAGAAGGATTTGAATCAAATCTAAAATCTTACATGGAAAAGTTTCAAACAGTTTCATTTAAAAAAGTTGCATCTACACCAATTCAAGAACACCCACATGAATTTCCAAGACTTAAAAATATGGAAGTTACAATTTTTGACGTTGATGCAGAATATCCAATTGGCTTCCAGCAGTTAGAAGAAGTGCTTACAGCACAATTTGGAATATCACCAGATCATTTAAGAGTTAAACATCCAAATGATCAAACAGAACTAACCACAGATGAAGACGGCGAATATGAGCCAAAACTTACAGACGCAGAGTACAAAGATGCTCCATCCACTGAAGAGCCTTTGTATGGAGATGAATACAACATGTCATTATTCCAAGAGTTGATGAAACAAAGACAAACTGATGGCAAGCCAGAAGGTGGTGGCAAAATAGTAGACATGCCTGAAGAAAAAGAAAAATTAGGCATACACTCCAAGGGTGAAGGATTAGTCAAAGGCACTGGCGCTTCACTCACTATACACTCAAAATAATTTTCCTTAAATATTAGTATGGCACAAAGTTTACAAGGTAATCTTACCAAACGGGCACATCAAAAGTCTAAATTCACTGAACAACAGATCCTTGAACTTAACAAATGCATGGACACAAAAACAGGACCATTGTATTTTTGTAAAAACTATTGCATGATACAACACCCTACAAAAGGTGCAATTAAGTTTGACATGTATGAATACCAAGAAGGTTTAGTAAAAACTTATCATGACAATAGATTTGCTATTGCAATGTTGCCAAGACAGACAGGCAAAACAACATGTGCCGCGGCGTATCTTGTATGGTATGCTATGTTTGTTCCTGATTCTCAAATACTAATCGCGGCACATAAATTTACTGGAGCACAGGACATCATGAACAGGGTACGATTTGTTTATGAAAACATTCCAGATTTTTTACGAGCAGGCGCATATTCTTACAACAGAAATACACTTGAATTTGATAATGGATCAAGAATAAAGGCAACCACCACTACAGAAAATACTGGTAGAGGTATGTCACTGAGCGTAATATACTGTGATGAATTTGCATTTGTAAATCCACCTTCGAAGGCATCAGAGTTTTGGACATCACTTGCTCCAACGTTGGCTACAGGAGGAAAATGTATAATCACATCCACGCCAAACTCAGACGAAGATCAGTTTGCCCTTATCTGGAAAGAAGCAAATAGAAAATTTGATGAATATGGCAACGAACAAGCAGTTGGCAAAAACGGTTTTGCAGCTTTTAAAGCATCGTGGCAAGAACACCCGGAACGTACGGAAGAGTGGGCTAAAGAAGAACGTGCTAGAATAGGCGAAGAAAGATTTAGACGTGAACATGACTGCGAATTTATAATATATGACGAAACACTAATTGCTCCTATTAAACTTGCTGATCTACAAGGCATCGAACCTAAGGAAAGACACGGCCATGTAAGATGGTATGACAAAACCAAAAAAGGCAGGGCATATCTAGTCGCTTTAGATCCTTCATTAGGCACAGGCGGAGACTACGCGGCTATACAAGTGTACGAAATGCCTGACATGAAACAGGTTGCAGAATGGCAACACAATTCAACTCCAATTCAAGGTCAGATAAGAATATTACGCTCGATACTTGATCAAATTAAAGAGCAAATAGGCGACACAGCTGAAATATATTATTCTATAGAAAACAATACAATTGGCGAAGCTGGACTAGTAGCCATTGCTGATATTGGAGAAGAAAATATGCCAGGACAATTTTTATCCGAAACAATTCGCAAAGGACATGTACGTAGATTTAGAAAAGGTTACAATACCACACACAACGCAAAAATTACTTCATGTGCAAAACTTAAACAAATGATAGAATCAGACAAAATCGAAATTAAATCCAAAAATTTAGTATCAGAATTAAAAAACTTTGTAGCATCAGGCACATCATTTTCCGCAAAGCCGGGCGAACATGATGACTTAATTATGTCTACGCTTCTAATATTACGCATGGCAACAACAATATCTTCATGGGATCAAAAAGTTTTTGAAAGATTGCGTGATGCAGAATCGGAAATAACCATGCCTATGCCTATATTAATATCCACCTAATATCAAGCAAAATACCGGCCCTAATAAATAGTTTATATGGATCTTAATTTAGTAGCACAGGATTTATTTGACGAACTAAAGTCAAGATATGCCCAATTAACTCTAGGTGACGATCAAGCACAGGTTACAACAGACCCCCAACTAGCAAGGTTTTTTAAATTTAATTGGAACAATAACCCTGTTTCAGTGTCAATAGATGAAGAAAATGTTAGATTAATATACAACAGATCCCTTACAGATTCAGTGGACAGCGAACAAGAAGCAGAATGGTATGAATTTTCACGTGCTATGAAGGAGTTTGCTGTAAGCCATAATTTAGGATTCAAGCCACAGGATGTGGAAAAATTAGATCTTGAACAAGGGGACTTTGAATTTTTATCTCAAGTAAATACAGTTAAGGAAAACAAAATGCACGGCACAACAAGAACATCATACAGACCGTTAGACAAAACCAAAATGATTATAAGACACAATAAAAGTGTTGATGAAGGCATTCCCGGAGCAAGATCAAGAAACATTAAAGCAATTTTCATTGAAAACAATCAAGGCGAAAGATTTAGATTTCCATACAATTATTTGAATGGCGCAAGAGCAATGCAAATGCATGTTGCTAAAGGCGGCAATCCATATGATTCAATTGGCGAAGCAATAATCAACACAGTTGAAGACATAGCCAAAATGAGAAAATTCACACAGTATGCACAGCGTAACAAAATGATTGATGAATCAACCCAACAGTATGTTGATGCGGCGCACATGAAGATACAAGACAGCAAAAGACTTTTATCTCAAATACAAAGATCAACCACTTACGAATCAGCTGTTGAAATGTTATCAAATGTTACAGAACAAAATGATCAACACACAGTTGACACCTTGGTGAAAACTTTTACCAAAGAAACTTTTGATGAAGCCTTGGTAGATGCATTTAAAATACTACCTATGCTTGAACTAAAAGGTGACGATGAAGAAGACACAAAGTCCAGAACAGATGTAATGAAACAAACTTCTACAGCGGCAAGATTCAAATCATATGTTGATTCTTTTGTCAATTCACCTGAGTCTAAATTAATTTTAAGAAAAGATGATTCATTTGATGACTTTCAAAATAATTTAAGGTCACAGCAAAAAGATACTAATGCTAAACTTGGCACAATTATGAGAGATATTGCTGGCAGATTCCTTTCAGCAGATCCAGCCGATGATGCCATATCAAATTTTGCATCAGATATGGAACAGCAATTATCAATGAGTGGTGAACTTTTTGCAAAGCCAAATCCGGAACTGAAAGCTCTAAAAGGCACTGCGATTAAATTAGCCAACAAATATCTCACAGACATGAAAAAAATTAAAACGGATGACGCATACAAAGATCAAGTGCGTAAATCCCCAGAAGATATCAAAGCATTCAAAGACATCAAGGGCAAAGAAATAGATAAAGGCAAGTTAGCCAAACAGTACAAAAGAAAATATAAAGGTGAAACTGCTGAACTAGAATCATGGATGGATGGTAGAATAGCAGAAATGATGAACAATCTAGATCCAGATAACATCGAAGCATCTGAACATCAAGATGCATTTGAATTATTAGAGCCAACATCAAAAAGTCCAGCCGCAGACAAAATTGCACAACTAGCCATTGCTAGGAAAAAAGAAGGCGACGACATGGACTATGAAGATATGATTAAAGCTTCGGAACTTATTAGACAAGATAGACTAGAAGAACTTGGTGCATTCATATACGACTTGGACACAGATCCTAGAGAAGAAATTATGTCAATGATAGAAAAGTTCGAACCTGATACTTTCAAAAAAATGTATGGCGATCAAACTGGTTACATGAGTCTAATGAAACCAAAAGGGATGGAATCTACAGAAGAAACAGTAGAAGAAATCCTAAAATTATCAGGCATAAAATAAATTCTTGACAAAACAAGAACAATGCGTATATAATATGCATTACAGTGATACACACTAGGCAACACAAAGGAGGCTTACATTATGGCAACACTGGCAGACATAAGAGCAAAACTCCAGGCTCAGAACTCTAAACCAGCAGGTGAGGGGCAAATTGGAGACAACGCAATATATCCACATTGGAATATTCCCGAAAATTCAGAAGCAGTACTTAGATTTTTACCCGATGGTGATTCTAACAACACTTTCTTTTGGACTGAAAGAGCAATGATCAAACTGCCTTTCAATTCAGTGAAAGGTGACGCAACATCAGGCCCAGTACAAGTGCAGATTCCATGTATGGAAATGTATGGAGACGCATGTCCTATACTTGCAGAAGTGAGACAATGGTTCAAAGACAAATCATTGGAAGACTTAGGCAGAAAATATTGGAAGAAACGTTCATATATTTTCCAAGGATTTGTAACTACATCTCCACTTCAAGAAGATGCACCCGAAAATCCAATACGTAGATTTATTATTGGTCCGCAGATTTTTAACATCATTAAGTCTGCACTTATGGACCCAGAAATGGAAGATCTTCCAACTGACTACACAAGAGGCGTAGACTTTAGGATCAACAAAACTACTAAAGGTGGTTATGCTGACTATTCCACATCCAAGTGGTCAAGAAAAACAACTCCACTATCAGAAGAACAAAACAAAGCCATTGAGACACATGGTTTACACAATCTTGGTGACTTTTTGCCTAAAAAGCCAGGCGAAGTCGAAATCAAGGTAATGGAAGAAATGTTCAGAGCATCAGTGGATGGTGAGCCCTATGACGCAGAAAAGTATTCACAGTACTTTAGGCCCAATGGCATCAAAGCGCCAATAACAGGAAGTGGTACAACAGCACAAGAACAGCCACAAGCAGTGAAGGAAGAAACTGCACAGCCAACTGTAACTGCGACACCCGAGCCTACTCCTGCTCCACAACCAGTACAACCTGTAGAACAGCCTGCCGCCACAAATGGCAGTAACTCCAAAGCAGAAGATATTCTGGCAATGATCAGAGCAAGACAACAAAAATAATCACACACTATGGGGGGCAAAGTCCCCCCTACTTGGCATGATTTATATTAATGGTGATAGTTTTACAGCAGGCGCTGGCGTAAGAGAAGAAAGTGGCCCTGAATCAACATGGCCGTATCTTTTGTCTAAAAAAATGAATTTGCCTATCAAAGAAGAATCAAGAAGTGGTTGTTCAAACTATAGAATATTCCGTTATGCATTACAAGAAATATTAAGCAACCACACACTAACACATGTTGTAATAATGTGGACTTCATATGAAAGACAAGAATTTTCAATACAAGGAAAAAATGAAACTTTCCTGCCTTCTAGTGCAATTAAGACAGGACAAATTTATCTTAAAAAAATTTATGAAGTTGCGTTCAAATATGCCTATGATGAAATATATCTATACCAAAATTGGTTGCGACAAATTATTGCTATCAATGAATTATGTAAAGCAAGGCATATAAAATTTATTTCTATGAATTATGGTGGAATAGATGGATCTATACAAGAGGCTATCGATCTAGACTGGTGGGACAATCAGTATGATAGTTTCTTGAAAAGAATGCCAAACTTCGTTGATGATAATAAATGTAAACAAAAATTTAATCAAACCAAAATTTTACATGATGCATTACCACCTATGTATTTTTTGAAACCAGATAAATCATGGTTAATTAACACAGGTTGGGCTAAGAACCATCCAACCAAAATCGGACACGAACACATTTGTGAATACGCACACAAGTTATTGACAAATGAATAATAAAATGTATACTAACATAAGGAGAACAAAATGGTCAAACCGTTTGATGTAACAAAATTTAGAAAGTCTATAACAAAATCCATTGATGGACTAGGCATTGGATTTAATGATCCTACAGATTGGATATCTACAGGCAATCATGCACTTAACTATTTGATATCCGGAGACTTTTACAAAGGCATTCCACTTGGCAAAGTTACGGTGTTTGCAGGCGAATCAGGATCTGGCAAATCATATATTTGTTCAGGCAACATTATCAGAGAAGCACAAAAACAAAACATATTTGTAATTTTAGTTGATTCCGAAAATGCACTAGATGAAGCATGGTTAAAAGCAGTAGGAGTTGACACTGCAGAGGACAAGTTGTTGCGATTGGGCATGAGTATGATTGATGATGTTGCAAAAACAATATCTAACTTTGTAAAAGAATACAAAACTGATTATAGCGATAAAGATCCAGCAGACAGGCCAAAAGTTTTGTTTGTATTAGATTCACTTGGTATGATGATGACTCCTACAGATGTGGATCAGTTCAATAAAGGAGACATGAAAGGTGACTTGGGTAGAAAGCCTAAGGCGTTGACAGCACTGGTAAGAAATTGTGTAAACATGTTCGGCAGTCTTAATGTTGGCATGGTAGCAACCAATCATACATATGCATCGCAAGACATGTTTGATCCAGATGATAAAATTAGTGGTGGACAAGGATTTGTGTATGCATCAAGTATTGTTGTAGCAATGAAAAAACTTAAATTAAAAGAAGATGAAGCAGGCAATAAAATTACTGACGTCAGGGGCATCAGAGCCGCATGTAAAGTAATGAAGACAAGATTTGCAAAGCCTTTTGAAGGTGTACAAATAAAGATTCCATATGAAACAGGCATGGATCCTTATTCTGGTCTGTTAGATCTTTTCGAAAAGAAAGGCCTTATTACACAACAAGGTAATCGTTTGAAATATATAACAGCAACTGGAAAAGAGATACTTGACTATAGAAAAGCATGGGGCAAGGACAACTTGGAAATTGTCATGCAAGAGGTAAGTAATCAGGTTGCATTAGATGAACATGCCACACCGGAAATAAATTTAGAGGAAGAAGAAGCAGTACAAAACATAGACAATGGAGACACAGATGCTAATTGATGTTTGGGGTTTGATGAAATCATACGTATCAGCTAAGGATAAATCCGTGGTGGCGGAAAAGTTTGTTGACATTGCTATGGATAATGGTGTTGAAGATGAAGAACTTAAAGAATTAATCGGACACGATGACGATCTTGATGAAGCCATAAGATATAATTTAGACATCGAAGAGGATGAAGAAGATTTCGAGGATGCCTAACTGGTTCTCTCAAATATCACAGGATATAACAAAGATTCCCGATGCTATTGCTTATTATGAAAGCGAACTTGATCAAGCATCAAGTGAAGTAAAACTACATGGAAACATAGAGAAACAATCTGCATCGATGCCAGGTGTTGTGGAATCACGTTTCCGCCAACTACAAGAAATTGAAGGCATATTAAAACATTTAGAAATTCAAGCTAGAAGATTAAAAACCAAACACTACAAAAAATATCTTGAAAACTATCAGAGAGCACTTACGTCACGTGATGCTGAAAAATATGCAGAAGGTGAAGATGAGGTGTGCGACTATGAAGCCATTGTCAACGAATGGGCACTGCTACGCAATAAATGGTTAGGCGTTATTAAAGCACTTGACCAAAAACAATGGCATATTACAAACATTGTAAAACTTAGAGTTGCAGGCATGGAAGACGCTAACCTTTAAACGTGTAGCCAAACATCTCAATATCCTTACTATACTTTTTAGCCACAATATCTATCAATTCGTCGGTGTAATAACTTTTATAGTCGCATTCGATAGTTGCATTTGCATGTGGCAAAGGTTCAAACCATTTTAACTTGTTTTGTAACAACTTGAAATCTTCTTGTATATTTTCGTATTTCAATATGTTGATGTCGTTGCAACCTTCAAATATCTCAACTTGGTTTTGCCATTTCATCCTGTGTTCAACAGAGGGTAAAGTGTATACATCATTTTTAATCCAATAGGCAAATCCTTTCCGTAATTTTTCATAGACTTTTAAAAAGTAGTCACCTTCGCCAGCAAGATATTTTTGTAGGTATGTAGACACATCATAATTGTATCTACTAACCAGCCTGGACCATGGATTACGCACAACACAAAAAGTCCAATAAGAGTTGTAAGGCGAAGGCAGTTTTTTCCATTCA